GCCAGCTTTTTTAATTTCAAGCAGAAGGGAGCGCAGACCGTCGAACTCTTCTTCAGTTTCAAGGGTTATTAATACTGGATTAAAAACTTCTTTTTGCTCGCTTTTCATATCTTCTACCCTCCGTCTTTGCGGTGTTACTCAATTGGGCGCCGCGGAGTGTCGCCGTTCCCCGCGGCGCTTGTTGAGCCTCGACCGGCCGTTCCGGTCGAGTAGTTCCGCTACATTTGGAAATATGCGTGTGCTATCGTCCTGCGTATCTCCGGAGCGCCCATATCCACGAGGTGGAACCGGGCACTCACGAGGATTGCCTCGGCCTGCGCGATATCGTCGTAATCCTCCTGCATGAGTACCTCGGGGGTACCGCCGACCAGTTTGACCGCGCGGTCTACGAGGGTCTGTACACGCATCACATACCGCATGGCGGTGGCCGCCTGCTCGGGAGTGCGGCAGGACTCCGCGACGCGGGTCGCTTTAAACGCGAGATCGGTAAGGGTAGTCATTTCAAAATCTCCTCAAGCGCGAACCTCTCTTCGAGGTCATGCACTGACGCCTGATGGTGAAAACGAATAGGCGGGTTTTTCTCCGTGAAAATGAGCTCTTCCTCGGCGAACGCTTCCCACTTCTTCGGGTCTGCCATTTCCTTTTCCCACTCGAGCATCCGGCGCCACAGCTCGGGGCGGTGTTCACGGAGTTTGCGCAGGATATCGAGCGACTGAAGCGGGCAGCAGTAACACGACACCCGGTGAAAAATGTCGTAAAGCCCGCCCCAATGGAACCCGCGGGCTTTACAATACGCGAGCGCCTCGGCCTCGGTTACACCCCAATCTATGAGCGGGTACCAGTACCTGCACCCCTGCTTGCGCTGGGCTATAGCCCCCGGCTTCTCGGGCCGGAAACATTCATCGGCACCATATCCTATGGCCTCGTATATGGTGCCGACGCCTTTTACCTGCTCGAGCCCCTTTTTGTAATGCCGCAGGGCGCGTGTTTTAACTCTGGTGCACCAGCGCCTGAACGGGCTCGGCCAACCATTGCCAACCCTGCGTAGGTGCCCCGCTTTTTCGCTGCTCGTCCGCGCGTTCCAGAAAACATGTGTTTTCAGCATCCACTCGTTGAACCCCTTCGGGGATTCGAGGAGAACAACCTTGCGGCCCGATACCTTTTCAAACAGGGCTATGTGCTCGTACATCTCGGGGAACTCCCAACCCGTGTCAAACATAACAGGGTCGAGAAATTCTATGCCGCGGTCCTGCATCATCAGGATCATGGCCGTGGAATCCTTGCCACCGCTGAATGAGGGGAGAACGGAGAATGGTGTACTCATCAGAACCCCCGCCCTTTCCTGCGGAGCATTGTTGCCGCGGCGGCTTCTGCGTAGGTGAGGCCGGATATGGTGGTGTGCCTGCCGTCTTTCGTTACGGTGATATCGGTGGTCATTTGCGGAACTCCTGTTTTAGTTAATCCCAAAATAACGCGCCGGAGCCGTCGAGACTCCGACGCGGTGTTTTTGAAATTATCTTTCCAGTCCTTTCTTTGCCTCTGCCCAGCTATCCGGCGGCTAACCGTGTTACACACGTCGAGGCGTCTACCGTCCTGCTGGCTCCCGCGTCCTACTGATTGGCGGGCTTGGCATCACTATTTGATTTTGAGAGAGCGGGGCGGCTTCCTCGCCGTCCGTGAATCCAATATACACTTGTGGCGTGAACATGCAAGCCCTTTTGTTCATTTTTCTAAAATTTTTTATTTCACTTGAAAAACGTAATATATTCTGCGTATATGCGGTTCGGAAAGGGTCTGGATAGTGGTTGCGGGTCTGTCGGTCGGGGCGTTCCGCCTCGCGAATAGCCGTACCGAGTGAACACCTGTCACGTGAACGTGGTTGACGAATGTTCACTTGTCAGATTACATCGGTGTTATGAAATGGTTTAACGGTGAAAAAGCAGCACTCGCGCGGGCTGCGGGGATGAAACAGCGCGAGCTCAACAATTTTGCACGGGGATCACGGAAATTTTCCGTAGAAATGGCGCGCGTTCTGGAGGACGCGTCTGCCCGCGTGCTTGGTGAGACTCGCCGCATACCCGCTGCCGCATGGCTCCGGCTCGAAGGCCACCCCCTGATAGAAAATTTTGTCACGCGCAGCCCTGCGCACTGTGAGGGCGACCGTGACACATAAAGAACGCACCGCAAACAACCTGCGGGGCGCGCTTCTTTTCCTGTCGTTGTACCCCGACGCAAAACTTTTTCCGGCATACGCGCGGAAAGAGGGCGACGGGTACACCCACCAGCCGCTGGTTGCGTGGCGCTCCGAGGCGTCCGGAGACCCTGACATGCTCAAATACTGGGCGTGGGAGCTGGTATCCCATTCGATAGACAGGGAGACAGGAAAAACGCGCCGCCTGCGGAACAACGGTTCGAGGACCGTGTATTTCTGTATCGCCGCGGATCAGTCCGGGGTCCAGATTGTGGACGCCGACGACAAACACGGCAAAAACGGAAACGACACGATTACCGCGCTCGCTCTGGACGGAAAACACCTGCCCGAGACCCTGCGGTCCCGCACGCCTTCTGGCCGCGGTGGCCACTGGTTCTACCTCGGGCCGCCTGTCCGCCACGTGGCCGGATCGATGGGTGAGGGACTGGACACGCCTGTAATGGCCCCGCTGCCCGGGCAGGACGCGCACCCCAAGGGGCGGTATGAGGAAGTTGTGGACGAGCTGGGCATGCCGTACCCTATGGTACAAGCGCCCGAATGGATACGCTACCTCGCGGGTGCCCCGAAACCGAAACACGCGGATGTTTCCGAAAACTACGCGGGCGAGCTCGACGCCGACAGGTACGTTGAGGAAATGACCGAGTACCTCGAACGCACAGCCCCCGATGTTACGGAGCGCAACGTGGCTGCCCACAGAGCCGCAGCTATGATGCGGGACTACGCCATATCAGAAGAGAAAAGCGCGGAGCTTCTGCGCGAGGTCTGGCGCCCGCTCCTGCCCGATCCTGATTTCGAGGACTCGGAGATAGAAAAATGTGTCCGCTCCGCGTGGGCCACCGCGCAGAACCCGATAGGATGTAAAACTGTTGAGGGTGCCGAGGCCGCGTTCGGCGCGACGCTTTCAACGGATGCGCAACCCTCGCCCACCGACAAAAACGGCCGTATCGAATTGCGCAACGTTATTTTCCCTGACATGACGCGCGCGGACAACCCGCGGCCCATGGCGTCCATAGATAATGTACGCATGATAATGGCCGCGTACGGCATAACGGCGCGATACAACGCAATGTCTTTCCGGAGGGAGTATTATCACCCTTACGGCGGAAGCGCGGCGGTAATGGGTGACGACGCCATTACGCTGGTTCAGGATCTGGCGCTGCGCCACGGTATGACGAACGGCCGGAACCTCGCACCGCTCATGCAGCGGATCGCGTCGGAAAATGAGTATCACCCCATAAAAGCTTGGCTCGAACAGGACGGGGGTCGCTGGGATGGCGTGCCACGCCTGCAGAAACTGATAGCCACCGTCACCCCCCGAGACGAGTACCCGCTGGCACTCCGCGACGTTCTCATCGCTAGGTGGCTGTGCAGCGCCGTGGCCGCCCTGTATGCGCCCAATTTCTCCACGAGAGGAACGCTTACGTTTCTAGGCGGTCAGTCCATGGGCAAAACGTCGTGGTGCCGCGCACTCTGCCCGCCGGGCGCATTCCTCGAGGGTGCATCCCTCGACCCAGGCAACAAAGATTCCAAACTCGCCGCGCTGTCTCACTGGATAGTGGAGCTGGGCGAGGTCGGGTCAACCCTGAAAAAAGACATCGACGGGCTGAAAGCGTTCCTCACGAGCGCGAGGTACACTATCCGTAAACCCTATGACCGCGAGGAAACGGTCATGCAACGCCAGACCGTTTTTACCGCCACGGTGAATGATGATTTGTTCCTCAAGGATAGCACGGGCAACGCGCGGTGGTGGACAATACCGTGCGCAGAAATTGACTACTGCCACGGGCTGGACATGAGGCAGGTGTGGCTCGAGGTCAAAGAGACGTTATACGAAAAAGGGTATGCGTGGCACCTGACCCCCGAGGAGCAGCGCATGCTAGACGCTGTTAACGCCGAGCACGTCATACCAGATGAAATAGCAGACGCAATAAATGATGCGTTTGATTTCTCCACGCCACCGGGCGAGTTCATGACCACAACGGAGGTCCTTGAGCTGACTGGCATACGCAACCCAAACACCATGCAGCTACGCAAGGCCGGTGTGTTTCTGACACAGATGCTCGGGAGGCGGAAGTCAAATAACGGCCGTAAAGGGTATCGCATGCCTGCTCTGCGGGACCGGAGCACGAGAGAAGCCGAGCGCCTCTTTGGTGAGAGTTCGGCCCCCGGATCGGCCCTTAATTAACTGCCATATCGACCCTGCGGCCCTGCCCCCGAGGCAGGGCCTTTTTCTGACTCGTGCCTGACCCCCAGCACATGACCCTATTTTATATCGACCCATGGTTGATAGTATATCGACCCTGATGGGGGGCACTCAAGGGGCACCAAAGGGATGCTAAAATCCGGGGAGTGACTCCTAAAAAATATTTAGACAAACCAGACTGTTATGGTGTAAAGAGCCACTTAGGGTCACTACTTTTTTAATAAAGATTAATTTATTTATATATGGTGTATATAGGGAGCGGCCGGGTGCCCAAGACCCCGAGCGAAACTGAGCGTGCAGAGTTTTTCGAAGTTTTCAAGTTTTTCAGCTTTTCAGTGACCCCGTGGCCCTAGTGCTATTTTTGCCCGAAAAAACCGTGGCGGGGTTGATATAGAGAACAGCTATATCGACCCCCAGAAGCACAAGAAAAACGGAGGAGAAAATGCGGATTTTTGTCGGTATCGATCCCGGCCTGAATGGTGGCGCCGTGGCTGTGAGCGTAGACCAGACCCTGCTACCCGAGCAGGGTGGCCTGGGTTTACAAGGCAGCCAAGGTTTACAAGGCAGCCAAGGTTTACGAGGCTTACAAGACTTACAGGGCATCCAAGGTTTACAAGGCTTACAAGACTTACAGGGCATCCAAGGTTTACAGGGTGGAAGGGGCTTCGAGGTTGTGGACACCATCGCCACAAAGGCCCTTTCCGCCGTGGAACGGGCTCATACTATGAGCCAATGGCTCATAGTTTATGAGCCGGAGAAGGTGCTTTTAGAGCAAGTAACTGTAATTCAAAGACAAAGAGGTAATGACAAGCTGCTCGCGAGCATGGGCTGGTGGCAAGGTGTGCTCGACGCGCACGCGCAGCCATATGAGCTTGTGCGTCCTACGCTCTGGAAGCGGCGTGCAGGCATTCCGCCTGCCCCGCGCGGGGCTTCGGATACGCAGATCAAAAAACTGGCCGTAGAACGGGCAGAACAGCTTTTTCCGGGTGAGTGCTTCCGCGGAGCGCGCGGTGGCGTGTCTGGTTGCGACTGGAAGGCCGAGGCCGCGCTCATGGCGTTATGCGGCGCGTGCTCTCTCAAAACATGGTAGACGCTAAAAACGGGCACATGGTATCGGGGTGGTGCTGACACATACACGCCACCCGATAGAAATTGCCGGAGTAACAGTTATGTCTGAAACGTCCGTGGATATGGTCAACCACCCCCCGCACTACGCGGGCCACCCGAGCGGTGCCGAGTGCATCGAGATCACGTCGCACATGGGTTTTTGCGACGGCAACGCGTTCAAATACGTTTTCCGCGCCGGGCAGAAGGGCGACAAACTCGAGGATCTGCGCAAGGCTGTGTGGTACCTTGAGTTTGAGAAAGAACGCGCGCGGGATTTTGTGCCCACGGGCCGCCCGCTGATTCTGCCGCTTGCGCGGTATGTGGAGTGGGCCATGGGCCAGGGGTCCAAAGAGGACCGCGGGCGCGCCGGGGTTCTCATGAGCATATGGGCGCGCGAGTACGCGGACGCGGCGCAGCAGATAAAGCTCTGGATATCCGAGCTCGAGTCGGGGGCGGCGTATGCCTAACGGAGTTATACCGACATCGTGGTTTGTCCGGTTCCGGCGCGAGTATGAGGCGGCGTGTGCCAAGCACCCGCTTTTTCCTACACCCGGCAAGCACCCGTTGCAGATCGTCATGGAAGAGCTGGGCGAGGCATGCCGCGCATTCAACGATGGTGATTTCGCCCACGGCGAGCAGGAGCTCGACCAGTGCATGGTGACTATCAGGCGCTGGCAGGAGATGGAGAACAAAAATGTACCGATGTAAATTTTTCTCTATCCGTGAGCTGGTATGCCCCGAGTACCTGAACGCCTATCCCGAGGGTGTTCTGTGGAGCCGGTTTTCTCCTGACCGGCTCCGCGTACTCGACCAGATACGCGAGGACTTCGGGCCGGTGGTCATTAACGGCCGTTTCAGCGGTCAGGTGTTTACCGAGTCCGGAGTGCGTGCGCACGGCACGGATACCGGGGCGCCGCTGTCCATGCACAAGCTATGGGCGGCGTTCGATCTCAAATTCACAGAGACCACGCCCCTGGCGGTGCAGCTCGCGATCCTTTCAGACCCCGCGCGGTATGCGCCGGTCACGCGCATGGAAGACGCGCGCGTCACGGCTACGTGGCTGCATATCGATTTTGGCAACCCCGCGCTGGATGGCGGGATCTATCTGTTCAGGCCCTAACGGCGGAGGTGGCAGCATGCTGTGCCCTGACTGCGGGAACGATACGTTCGTGAACCGCACCATGAAAACCAACTGCGGCACGGCCGTTGTCCGTATCCGTATCTGCAAGAAATGCCTCGAGGCGTTCCGTACCGAGGAGAGCCTCATTTACAAAATCAAGCGCAACGACTCCGGCCAGTGGGTGGCTAACGGCAAATAGGCGCACATATGGAGCGCAAGGGGGTGATCCGCTTGGTAGGAGGGAAGCATTGCATTATGCCTTGCTTCCCTTCGTCGTTTGCGACGGCGGCGCGGCTGCGGAGACCGAGGGAGAAAGTCAGAAAAAGCCATGCTTAAACCTACGCCTCGAATCCCTGCCGCGCCGTTCGTTGCATTAAAAACCAAGGAGCCTAACACATTGGAGCCCGAGGTAATGAGTGTTTCAGCGATAAGCACCGGCGTAGCCGGAGCGTCCGGCATAGCCTTCGGGGCGTGGTTGCTAAAACTGCTTCTTGGGCGGTATCTTGCAGAGAGAGACAAGCGGGACGCGGAATTGACCGCGTCGCTCAATGCTCTTAGAGAGGAGCTTATGGCGCTCAAACTGCAGGACGTTAAACAGAGCGGGGACATGATGACCCGCACGGAATGCGAGGCGTGTCGCGCGAAATGTGAGATGCGGCGCGAGAAGGACATTCAGGAGCTGGGCAGGCGCATAGACCGGCTGTGTGACCAGCTCGAGGAGCTGACACGAATGTTGATCGCCCGGGTAAATAACGGGGCCCTGCAGAACAAAGGGGGTGCATGATGCCTCTTCCCCTGATCCCGCTGGCCGGGCTTATCATAAACGCCATTCCGTCCATAGTCGGCCTGTTTGGCGACGAGGATGCGGAGAAGACCGCGGGCAAGGTGGTTGATATCGCCAAGACGGTCACCGGGCTGTCAGACCCCGATGAAGCGGTTCAGGCCGCGGTTAAAGACCCCGCTCTGCTGAAACAGATTGAAGTGCAGGCACACGAGTACCGGCTGGAACAGCTCAAAGCCGAAACGCTCATCGTGAAAGAAGTCAACGCCACTATGCGGGCGGAAACGCAGTCGGAAGACCCGTGGTCAAGGCGGTGGCGGCCCTTCTGGGGTTTCGTGTCCGCTGTAGCCTTCGGGCTGGTGGCTCTCGCAATTTCAGGCGTGCTTGTCATGATGGCATGGCAGGATACCGCCTCTTTTATTGCCCAGCTCCCCGCGGTGGTTTCCAGTATGGCTGCGCTGTTCGGTATTCCTGCTGCTATCCTCGGCGTTGCGTCATGGCATCGCGGAAAAATGCAGCGCATAAAGGCAGGCGAAACGGTGCAGGGCAGAAACCTTTTTGAGCTTATCAGGAAGGCGAGGCAGTGAAGGACACGCTTGAAAAGCTGGGGGTAACCAAGGAAAAGCTGGCGAAGGAATATATTGCCATGGCTTTTTCCAATATCACCGACGTCATGACAGACGACGGAGAGCTCAAGGGGTTGAACCAGCTTACAGTGCCCGCGCGTAAGGCGGTTAAATCGATCAAGCGCGCCACCGGGCGCTCGCGCAGTACAAGCGTTGAGATGCACGATAAGCACCGTGCACTCGAAAAGCTGGTGAAGTGGTTCGGTGTCGAGGACGGCGAGGGCAACCCGCTAGGTGGCGGTGGAATGGCCGTTATCGTGGAGACCGGGATACCCTACGCTCCGGGCGGAGCGCCCGAAGCGGAACCGGAAGAAGAGGACGATCTTTTCTCATGATGCGGACACGGATATCCACCGGCTACAGGCCACACTCGTTTCAGGCGCGCATACACCGCGACATAAAGCGTTTCAGCGTTCTTGTATGTCATCGGCGGTTCGGCAAAGCGTTGGACGTCGCAACCCCGGTGCCAATGGCTGACGGCTCATGGAAAACGATGGGCAAACTCAAGGCCGGGGATATGATTTTCGGCAGTGACGGCGCCCCCGTGCGGGTGCTCATGGCACATCCGGTTATGTTTAACCGCGAGTGCTTCGAGGTCGAGTTCGCGAGTGGTGAGGTTATTGTTGCTGACGCGGAACACTTATGGGTGACGACCAGAAAGAAAGACAGGCATAATCCTGTGCGCACCCCGCAAGGCCGTGTGAATATGCCGCGTCCTGCGAAGCCGCGAACGACAAAAGATATTTATAACAGCCTTAAGGCCCGCGGAGAGTTTAACCACCGCGTACAGGTGCATGGCGCTGTTCAGTACCCGGCATGCGTGCTGCCATTCGACCCGTATCTTTTGGGGGTTTGGCTCGGTGATAGGTCGGCTCGGTCCGCCGAGGTCACCACGATGGACGCCGAAGCCGTGGACGCCATGCGCAAAAGCGCGGAAGCCTTCGGGTGGAGATTGAAAGAAACTAACGCGCAGAACGCAGGAAAAGCCACCACGTACCGTGTTAATGGCGGCATGCAGGCGCGTCTGCGTGAGCTAGGCGTCCTTGGGGATAAGCACATCCCGGACGCGTTTCTCACTGCGGATATTACCCAGCGCAAGGCGCTGCTCCGCGGTATTATGGATGCGGACGGGTGCATCAACGCCAAGGGTAATTACTGCGAGGTTGTACAGCGCAGTAAGCGCCTTGCGGATGATATCGAGCGGCTGTTGTTGTCGTTGGGTATGCACCCCCGCACGGACGAGAAAGTAGTTAAAGGGCGTGTGTACTATCGCATAGGTTTTCGCCCGAGCTTTAATTGCTTCACGGTTCCGCGACACCGCGACAGGTACACCCCCGCGCCGGATTGCAAGGGGTGGCAGTCCATAATCCGTGTCGAGCCCGTGGCGTCGCGTCCCGTGCGTTGCATAACCGTGGACGCTCCGGATAGCTTGTACCTCGTGGGGCGAAAATTTACGGTAACACACAATACGATCCTAGCCGTGAACACGCTCATAGACGCCGCGGCCCGCAGCAAAGCGGTTGACCCGCATTTCGCATACGTGGCGCCGCAATACAATCAGGCGAAAAGCGTAGCGTGGAATTACCTAGTGCGGTTCGCATCCGTCATACCCGGTGGCGTGGTTAACAAGTCTGAGCTTTCCATAACATTTACACACAATAACGCTAAAGTGCGTTTGTTCGGCGCCAACAACCCGGACAGTCTCCGCGGTCTGTATTTTGACGGCATCGTCCTCGATGAGGTGGCCGACATGAAACCGGAAGTGTGGGGTGAGGTTGTCCGTCCGGCGCTCGCAGACCGCAAAGGTTGGGCGCTCTTTATCGGTACTCCTAAGGGGTACGATATGTTTTACGACCTCTACACCCACGCGCTGAATGATCCCAAGTGGTACGCAGGGCTGATAACCGTAGAGGATACCGTGGATGATCCCGGCGTTCTCATTGACCGCGAGGAGCTAGAGCTCGCCAAGTCTTCAATGACAGAAAACCAG